CACTAATCATGCTTACCCGACCCGGATACGTCATTAAACTGTCCTGGATGGCCTAGTCGAGCCAAAGTTAATCTGACCCAAGTTTATTTATGACAGGGGTAAGTCTATAAAAAACCCTTCGGGGCCTTGTGCCCCGAATTCATGTCCTATATATTTAGCGTTTGGGTTGCAGATCAAATCTGCTCCTTCTGGAGAAACCCCATTCCGAAATTCAGAAAACAAAAGAAAACTGAAAGGAGATGAGAAATCTGAAAGGATGATCACTGTGGTAGTACCTTTGGAACCCACATCGACACGGAGCGTTAGTACATCAACACGGAGAATAGTCCCCCTAGATGCGATTTTCAAATGTAGCATCGTTGTGCGGAAAGAAAACTCCTGAGACGAAGACGCCACCCCGTGATTCGAAAGGTGATTGATCCCCCTTGCTGCGTAGTGCAGGCTTTCCGGGAAGTCTGTCTGCATGAAACAGTAGTTGACCGTGCGTATCCTTCGGCGTAGCGGTTGAGGAGATCTCTACATGTCACTGAGAACGAAAAGGAATCAGCGAGATGAAGTATACTCGATTAACTACCGAGTACAAGAGAAAACCAGAAAATTGACGTAGAAAGAAGTAGCTGGAGACATAACTTACCAGTATCAATTGAGAATGTCGGCCCAACAAGTTGTTACCATCGACTCTCGAACTTCCCACCCTACCACCTCTGTGGTCCCATGCCCAAGCACTGTCGGCCAGTTTGCCGGCCCGAGTGTGCTAGGGCTCTACGCCGCGATCGACGGCACGTTTCCGCTTGCGGAGAAACGAACGTGCTACAAGCGTGGCGTGAAACTTGCACCTATTGGTCCCCGTCCTTTATTGGCTGGGTATCACCTTCCTGAGAGGAAGGAGGTGCGCCCCTCGCCGTTGAAACGAGTTGGAGTGAGAATCGTTAACTGTTTCAGTGGCGCGAAAGTGCTAGTTTGTCCTCGATTCCTTGAGATGACTCTCGAGAGTGATGAGGGGTCTTGTGCGCTCGATCTTGATACGACTCGATGCGTTCAGGATGAACTAGTACGCCACGGTATTGTGGATCACTACAATTGGTGGTTCATGTACAACGGAAGACCCGTACGTCTGAACCTTATCGGTGAGACGCAAGGTTTCCAACGTGGTGGCACGATTGTTGCGCATCGCAAGCTGCGAGGCGGGCAGCGAATGAATGTTTGTCTGCCCACTTACGGTATTGTTGCGCAGTGTGAACGCCAGCTCCTCATGTCTGACTTCGTGCTTCAGGCTGAAGATACAGAGGAGAGTGCTGAGTTCGTGTCAGTGATGATGTCGAAGATGTCGATGCTGCGCGAATCTCTGTGCGATTGCGAGAAGGTTGCTGAG